CATAACACCATTAGGATTTAAGAAATACCATAATCCTTCTACTTGTTTCCATCCTGTTAGTAGATTGTTACTTTCATCTACTAGGCACCATTTCCAATCCATATCAACACCATCCTTTCTTATTCTACTGGAACATCTACAACAATTTTTGATGAAGCATTTAAATTCTCTACTGGTGTAGATTGACTATTTTCGGTAACAGTATTACTTATTGCAGTTGTAGTAGATTCTGTTTTAACTTCTTCTTTAGTCTCTGCTGCTTTGATGGCTTCTACAGTTGTATTAGATATAGCTTGATCACTTAATCCTTTTGTAGAATTATCTACAGTTATACCAAGCAATGTTAATACAGAAAAGATAATTCCTACTAAGTTTGCCCAATCCTTTCCTATGTACTTAGTTAAGTCTAATCCGAAATAAGCACAAATTAACACTGCTCCTGAAATAATTTGTATCCACCAATTTTTATTTTTCATTCTCGCTTCTAAATTAATAATAAACATTTTTACATTCCACCTTTTCTAATTTTTTGTATTACAAAAGAGCAGCTATAAACTACTCTTTTATTTCTTTTTTCTTTCCATCTTTTAACTGTGCTAATGCATTTTTTAAACCTTCTGGAGCTGGAACTCCTAAACCTATTGCATTTTCTATTAAACTTAATCCTTCATTTGCTATATAAAAATAGCAAGTCATTGTTCTAAATACCCAAGTTCCTGAATTTATTAGTCTATCTAGTAATACAGCAACAATTAAAACTGCAAATATTACTGCTTTTCTAGCAATTCCTTTAAGTCCTACATCAGAACTTAGTTCTTTGTTTAAATACCCTCTCAAGAATCCAGTTGCATAGTCTAAAGCCATAAATGTTACTAATACCCCTAAGGGTGTGTCCCATGCTCCAAACAGCCATGTAAATATTGTTCCTAACAATGCTACTATACATTTTAAAATCTTTACTACATTTTCCACATTACACCTACCTCTAAATTCAAATTTTATAAAAATAAGCACAAAAAAAAGACCTCTTAAAAGTCCTCATTTATGCTTATAATTTTTAATTATTTACTACGTCATATAATCCTATGACGTATATTATTTAGCTAATGCTAATATAGTTGCATCATTCCATCTTGGAGGTACTTCATCAATTGTCATTAAACCTTCTTTTATTCTTCTAACATATATAACAACCATTATTTACCACCACCTATAATTGTTGCTAGTTCTATAAGTGCTGCTTCTTGTTCTGCAACTTTTTCTCTTAATATTTCTGTTTCACTCAATGGAATATCTTCAAATATTGGCACGTTTGGAGTTACTTTTGTATTAACTCTTATTAATATTTTATCTGTTGGTATTTCTATTTCTAAAAAGTTTAATGTACCTTCTGGTTTAATATAACCACCTGTTATTGGTGATGAGAATATTACACCTAGACCATCATAAATTACTAATGTTTTCATTTATTATCATCCTTCCTTTTTAATATTTAACCTATTGCAATCCATGTGTATGATACACTTTTAACACTTACAGGTAATACAAACCCATTTGAAGTGACACTTGCTGGTAATGTTTCTCCATTAAAACTATATCCAGTAGATGAATTAGTATTACTTGAGTGAATTGTTACAGATATAGGTTTAGCGCATGATTCAGGTACTTCTGAATAAATAGTAGTAGGTATAGAACCCGCCCCACCTGCATAAGTCATTAGATATATAAACGTGGGTTTAAAACTTAAACCTGTAACTGTAACATATGGCATAACATAAGTAGTTGAATTGTTTTGAGCATAGAAAGTTTGTGTTGTAGCACCTGATGTAACTGTACCACTAGCATATTGTTTTCCACCCAAGCTTGCTATGCTTGCATTTCCCCACACATCACTTCCATTAATCCATGCATGGTATCCACTAACTATTTTAGATGCATCTGCATTAGATGGAGTTTGGCTCGCTAAACTATTCGCTACAATACTTCCTCCACTTGTATGTCCTGCTGGTACACTAAAACTTTGTCCACAATTCAGGCTAGCATTTAATGCGCCATTTTCAGGCATTGAACCAGATACAGGTCCACTATCCCCTGTTCCTGTTTTATTTATTAATAGGTCTGCCGATGTTAAATTCCCACCACCCCCTTTACCCAATACAATAAAATTTGTGCCATTATAGCATAATTGATATGGCAATCCAGCTTTTAAACCTCCACTAGTAATAGCATTGCCTAATGTGTCTAAAATTGGCTTAGCGCCAAGTGCATTTATATTAAGAGTACTTGATCCTGTACTTGCAGTACCTATCTTTATACGAACTGTTAACCCATCTATATATGCAGTAATTTTACTATTCGTTACAGTATAAGCATTAGTACCACTTGTAGCTCCGCAATAATATATTTGATTCTTCCCCATATCTGACAATTGCGTATCACCGTGATCTAATCTAGCCTTTAAATTTTCATAAGTTCCTCGTGCATTTTGTATTTCTGTGGCAATTGTATTCACTTGATTTTGAACTACTTCAACTTCACTCTTTTTAGCAAATATTACTGTTGGATCTATTTTAAGAGTAATACTTGAAGTATTAGATATTGCTAATACCATTTTCATAGTTATTTCTTTTGTTGCTCCATCAGCAGGCAATGGCTTATAAGTTTCGGCACATTTAGCAATAGCAAGCATATTCCCATCAGAATCAAACACTCCATATTCACGAATAAAAAAACCACCATCTGCTGGTGGAATTAACACTTCTATATTGATCCAATTTGTATTTTCTTCATCTATTTCAACATGTGTAATAGCACCTTGCCAAACTGTATGAACTAAATCAAGTTGAGATTCTGTAGGATCATAGAGCGTTCCTCCACCATCTCCAACTTTCATTGTTACAAAATTTATTTTTGTTCCTAGTCCTGCTGCATTTGCAATTTTAGCTTTTCCTATATTAGTTAAAATCGTATAGTATTTATCTGTAGTAGCCATCAAATTACCTCCTTTGGATATATTATTATAGTTTCATTTCCTGACATTTGAGATGTTGCAATTGGAATATTAACTGTACCTGCAATATCGTGTGGTGTCCATGGATATGTTACAATTTGTTCTCCTGTAATTGAAGTTGCTCCAAAATATATACTACATTGAGTAGAAAAAAATATATTTATTACTTCTATCCATGAACGCTTATTTTTATAAGCATTTACTAAAGTTTCTATTTTTTTTATATTCTCAGGTGATGCTCCTTGCTCAGTAACATTAACATCTAACTTAAAATAGTAAGGTTCAGCCCCATATTCAAACCATTCCGTTAATTTTGTTCTGCCAAAAACAGATGTTGCTACATCAATTACAGCCTGTGGAGTACCTTTTATTCTATGCCATTTTATAGAGTTTTTAACTAAATTTCTTCTTACGTCTATTGGCAGTGTATTATCATAAAAATCAACATGCATCTGCCAAGCAAGCAAATCTATAAGGTCACTATTATTTATATCATCTATTTTAGGTAGTAAAATGCATTCTTTTACTTCATTAACTATAACTAAAAATTCATTATCAACTGCTTTTGATGCAGCTATAATATCAGGATCAATTTTTAAATTAGGAGGTATTAAATCTAATATAGATGCCTCATATATACTAATCATCTTCAAGTCCTCCATATGTTACTGATATATTAGTTGAAGATATTGCAATCTTAGTATCTGTTAATGCGGTATAAACAGGACTTGTAATAACTGACCTTTTAGCACCCGCATTTTTTATTCTTGTTTTTAATTCATCAGAATTAATATCTCTTCCTATCTTACTTTTTTGCCATAAAATATAATCCTGAATTGCTGTGTTTACATTAGCCTGAATAGTTGATGCAGATGTTGAATCATCAGTTGAAATATAATAAACAAGATTAATATCATAATTTACGGTATCTGGGGCATTAGTCTGAACATTATCTGTCAATGGTCGCTTAGTCTTGTCACTTAAGTAATTCCCTAACCCTTGAAGAAATGTAGCTGTTGGTATTTCTCCATCTGTAAGTAATACTCTAATATCAACAATTCCTGGACTTGGTGTAGAAACTTTTACGTCTATAATAGATTGATTATATTTTTTTGCAAAATATTCATATGCCCCACTTGGACCAGCAACACTATAAGCCTCAGGAGCTTGTCTTATTTCATCTCTTAAATCATCATCATCTTCTTTATCAGCACCACCTTGACTTTTATCAATATTAGTTACGCTTGAAACCCATGGTAATGGATCTGTTAATATATTTATTTGACCTGCTATAAATCCATTTCCTGAAATTCCACTAGTAGTACACGTTAATACTGCAGTTATACTTGTATTACCTATAGGAACATCAATATCTTCTGTTGACGCAAAATAAAGGCCACTGGATGTACTA